CTGTAGTATCTACATAAGCTTTAATAGACTCTGAAGAAGCTAATGTACTAGCTGTTGCAGTTGCAAAAGTATCATCGTCAAGGAAAGCTGTACCTGAAACACCTGTATTGATTACAGGGCTTGTAAGGGTTTTGTTTGTTAAAGTTTGTGAGCCTGTAAGAGTTGCTACTGTACTATCTATTGCAAGAGTAACTGCATTACCTGTTGCAGAACTATCAAGACCTGTACCACCTGATACAGTTAAAGTTTCACTATCTAAATCAATTGCAATAGTTCCACTATCTGTAGTAACATCTAAATCTTGTGCAGTAACTTGACTATCTACATAAGCTTTAATAGATTGTTGAGAAGCAATACCTGTAGCACTGTTTGAAGACATGTCATCTTCATCAAGGAAAGCTTTACCATCTAAAAGGTTTAACTCTGCTGCAGTACTTGTAACTGTTGTACCATTTATAGATAGTGCATCAGTTTCTAAAGTACCATCAATATCTGCATTACCTGAAATGTCTAAAGTAGCTGCATCTAATTCACCGGTAATAGTAATGTTTCTACCACCTGTAATGTCTTTGTTAGCATCTGTAATAATTGCTTTACTTGCTATAACTGTTCCGTTAGTTATACCATCTATAAGATTAATGTCTGCTGCACTAGCTGTAACACCGTCTAAGATGTTTAATTCTGCAGTTGTAGAAGTTACACCATCTAACAAGTTAATTTCTGCTGTAGTACTTGTAACTCCATCAAGGATATTAAGTTCATCTGTAGTGACTGTAGCACCATCTAGTATTTCTAATTCTGCTTCAGAGATATCAGCACTACCAATTACAAAGCTTGTACCAGTAATAGCTGTACCTGTAATTGTTGTACCTGTAATAGCTGCAGCACTTGAACCACCAATAACAGCACCATCAATAGTACCACCGTTAATGTCTGCTGTATCAGCTACAAGGCTATCAATGTTTGCAGTTCCGTCTATATAAAGGTTTCTCCACTCTTGTGAAGAACTACCTAAGTCATAACTGTCATCATCGTCTGGGATAATGTTAGAGTCTACATCAGCACCAAATACAACATTATCAGTAGCTGCATCACCCATAGTGATTGTACCACCGTTAAAAGTTGTAGTACCTGTGACTGTTAAATTACCACCTACTGCAACATTACCAGTTGTAGTAATTGAATCTATATAAGCATCTTTAAAGTATAATGAGCTAGTACCTAAATCTACATCACTATCTGTTACAGGTATTAATGCACCGTCTTGTAATCTAAGTTGCTCTACTGCTGAACTAGCTACTTGAACATAAAAACCCCATCTATTGTTAGTGCTGTCAACAACAATCTTATTAAGAAAATCTAAATCTCCTATTTGTGGAATGTTACCACCTTCTCCTGCACTACCATCGTGTCTGTGTCCAGTTGTAGCTTCATTTGTAGAACTGTAGCTAAATGCATTTACTAATTGATTATACTCATTGTTAAAAAGTGCTGCAGTAATAGTATCTCCATCTGCAAACGAACTTTGTCTAGTATATGATTGTGCCATTTTTTATCTCTCCTATTGCCTTCCTGCAGGTCTGTAATTTATGTAAATACCATTTATAGTATATGGAGCCCTCGTGTCTGAACTAAAAACTTTAAAAAAGTTACTATGTCCACTACCTGTTAATGGTTGTCTAACTAACGGTTGCTCAGAAGCTCCAAAAGCTTGTAAGTTAAACTTAGCAGTTCCAAAAAGAGCTGGTTCTGGTACTGCGGTTAATTCAATATCCGGTGGTTGTGGTGAATCGTTACTATCGTAATCAAATCTAATTCTTAATGTAGGCTGTGCTAATGCTTCAGGCTTTATAGATAATTTAATATAGTCTAAAGTTTTTAAAGTTCCAAAATCTCCGTAATCAAAATCTGGAGACTGATACTCTGCACTTATTGCTGTTTCTACACCTGCAGGATTAAAAGTATTCCCTACGTTATGGTTATAAATATAACCGTCTTTATCACCATGGACAAACTTTTCTTCTCCGTCATAAGCAAACCCTGATGCAATTGCAGGTGCTTGTATTCCTAAAGTTTCTGACCATTCAAATCCTTGTGGTCTTAATACACCTATCAAGCCTTTTGACGTAGCTGAAGTATCTGTAGTACTTGTATAAAACATTCTGTATTGAGACTTGTTTCTTATAACAACACTACTAAATTCATAGATTGCTGAACCTTGAACAATATCATTTATTATAGGTTGTATAGCTTGACTTATAGTTCCTAACTCAACGTCACCAATTCTTGCTGTACCAGCTACGGTTCTAAATCCATCAGGTGCTAAAAATATTAAGTCACCAGCTATCTCTTGTATAGTTTGTCCATCTATACACCCTACATTTTTTGTAATAGGTACAACTTTTATAGTTGCAGAATCATTAATATTTTCTAATTTAAATAATGAGTTTCTACAAAAAATAAATAATTCTTTACGAAAACTTTTTAATCCTACAATTTTATCTTCTAGTGTAATACTTCCAGCTCCAGTACCTGTAAAGTTATCTATATCTCCTGTATGACTATAATAAATAGTTTGAGGTTCTGTAGGATTACCAGCTACAACTAAATGATTATCATGTATCGTACAAAATTTAGCTGTTTTAGTATGGTCAAAAGTTATTTGTTTAGCAAAAAAAGTTCTGCTGTTTAAATCTCCTGTACCAGTCATATAAAATAAAAATGGTTTATTATTACCGCTTTTATCTGTTATAACTAATTCACCATAATCAGTAAGACCTTCATATATTGTAAATTCACATTGACCTACTGAACTTAAACTTAATGCACTACGACCTGTAAAGGTTGAGTAATTGTCTCCGGCAGCATCTACACTATCTTTATTTACCTGCAACCAACTTGTACCATCTTCACTAAAATAAATATTGTCCCCCACAACTGCAACTATTCCATCAGCATAAACAACTAAACCTCTAACTTGATTACTACCATTTGGTCTTACAGCATTTCCTTCGCCAAATAAATTGAATCCGTTAATTCTTCTATATCCACCTTCTATAGAGACTTCAAAGTTTCTTAACTTTGTAGCTACTCCGGGTGTTTGTAATAAAGCTAATGAGTTTGTAGACTTATCTAAACCACCAGCTAAAGATACTGAAAAAGGCTGTCCTGATGCCACTAGAAGTATCTCCTATCGTCTGTCATATATTTTGGAGTAGGATTAATTAAATTACTCTTCATATGTTTTACAGCTTTTTTATAATCGTCTAAAGCAAATGCAGACTGTTGTAAATTATTTTTAAATTGATGTACATAATATCTCGCTTTTGCAGTTATAACATTACTATATTGGTCTGGCATAACAATAGTATCATCATAGCTAGATAATCTTGTAGGTTTTTCAAAAGCATAAAAGTGTACGTTATAAACTTTATCAGGTATTGGACTTAATCCAAACTTACGATGGTCTGGAGATTTAATTACAAACTTAGGCTCTCCATGATTTTGTGTATCTGCATCATCTGCATTTTCACTATCTCTATAATATCTTTTCCAATCATCTAATGTTAAAAATCTTAAACCTTTTGAAACATAAGGAGCTGCTTCTCCGCTTACGTTTATAGTTGTTACATAAAAATCATCCCAATCTACTGAAGCATAGTCAGTAGTAATACTTGAACTACCATCTTTTAAAGTATACCACCTTTGTCCCGCTACTGTAGCAACTGTTACATTTCCATAAAAAGGGTCAGTGCTTCCACTAACTCCAGCAGAAAAAAAAGGTAATTGAGGTTCTTCGTTAGCTATATCAAATATAGATTTATTGATTGCATCTTTAACAAAAGCTTGTATTCCTATAGCAGAATCAAAATTAGCAGAAGTTAAAATAACTTCATTTAATTCTCTTAATACTTCGTTGGTTATGTCAAGATATGTAGTAGCCATTATTTTTTATGTACCTTTTGAATTGGAAAGTTTGCTTCTAAACTTGCACCTTTATGTTTAACAAACTTACCTGTGTGTTTCATTAATTTATAACTACCATTTTTTTGTTTCATCCAATGATAACCTTTTGGTGCTTTAACTTTCATAATTAGTTAGCTTTAGCTTTTGGTGTTCCTTTATATACAGGTTGACATCCGTCCATTTTAACATCGCCACCATGCATGTATTTTATACGTCCACCCATGCCTTTTTTCTTTTTCATCATTTCAGCGTATCCGCCACCTATGTACATTTTTCTGTTATCTTTTTTCATTTTATCTCCCTGTTAAAAGTGGAGGAGTCCGAAGACTCCCCCCAAATTGATATTAGTCAATTGCATAAAAAGCTGATACTAAGGCATCATCTCTAAGTACTTTCGCACCATAGACATGTAAACCTCTAACAATATCACCAAACGATGTTGGGTCTCTCAACACTTCTGTTGAAAGGATAGTGTTAGCAGTAGCAGTAGAACTAATATGTCCAGCCATAACTTTACCAGTAGCCGTTGTAGGCGTAGCGATATTGTTAGATTTGTACATATCAAATCCTCTTAGTTTTCCACTTGAAACTAAACCATTTCTGATTGAGCCTTGACCAGCGTTAAAGTCAACACTTAATAGCTTAGAACCAGATTGTGACAACTCTTCATAGAATGAAGGAGGTGCAACAAACCATCTACCTTCTTCAGGTACATTCTGGTCGTCTAAAAGTCTTGCCATTCTTGCCATAAGGTCAATAGCATCTACACCAGTTCCGTCTGAACCTAATAGGTCGACAGAAGCTGTAGTTTCTGCAACACCACCAGTACCGGCAGCAGCGTCTGCTCCGATGATATGGTCAGGTGCTGAAGCTGATACACCAGCAAACATAGTTGCTAAAACAGCAGCATCATATGAATCTTTCAATGCATATGCAGCAGAGCTTGAAGCAACTTCTTTGAAGTTCACATGTGACATATTTGTTTCAATATCATCTACGATGAATTTGAAAGCTTTAGCACTGTCAACAACCAAAGTTATTTCTTGGTCAGTTAGTTTTGTGTCAGTAGTATCGCTACCTCTTGTGTAGTCTGATACTGAAATGACAGGTTCTTTGATAATCTTTACAGAGTCTCCATAAGCAGATATTTCACCAGCATAGTCGGTGTTAGTAATAGCTTCTACCACTGAGGCTTTTCTAAAGAAGTTTAAAACCTTTTTAGAGTAAACCGAAGGTAAAAAGAAACTATTAGCTTGTCCTGCTACGGAGTTTGCAAAGTTTGCACCGGTATCCGGTGAAGGTTCAAAATATTGAGCCATTATACATTCTCCTTGTAGTTAATTATAGTTTATTTAACGATTCTGCCTTCTTGCATTGCATCTGATATTTCTTTTTCAAATTTATCAAATTCAGCAACACTCATTGCAGCAATCTCCTTTTCTGACCATATTTTCTGTTGAGCTGGTTCCACACTAGTTGTTTTAGTAGAAACCATATCTGCAGCAGATTTTCTGGTCGGTTTAGAAGATGACTTAGTCTTTGTAGGTTCAATACCAAAATCTTTTTTAAACAAATCTAAAGCACGTGAAGCTAGGTCAGCATCGTCAGCATTTGAGTATATCCAATCTTGAATAGACTTAGGCTGCTCTTTTGCCCAACCATGAAAGTCATCACTGTTTCTGATATCTTCAAAATCAGGATGTCTTTCCATTAACCTTTTTTCTGCATCTTGTCGTACTAGTTGATTTTCTCTCTCTTGGAGTTTACTAAGGCGTTCTTCTAGAACTTTTGCTTTAGACTCCGACTGTAGATGTGCAACAGTTTCTACAACTTCATAAACATCAGGATATTGATTCTTAAATTGTTCGAGTTCTTCTTCAGTTTTTGGAGCTTTATATTCGGTTCTATTTTTAGTAGCTTCCTCTATTAACTCTTGTTCTCTGCTTTTGAACTCATTAAGTTTACTATCGTAATGTTTTTTCAAATCATCGTATC